CCATCTGGTGGTGGGCAACACCAATTTCTTCGCCGGCAAGGACATCCTGGAGAAGGAGGTCATCGACGGCTCCACCAACACCAACCGCAATCTGGTGACGCTGGTCCGCGCGCCGAAGCTGGCGGCGTGACGGGAGACCTGTAATGGCGCGCACACCCACCCTGAAGGATGCCGGCCCGGAGACGGCCGGAGAGACCGAGGACTGCCTGCGCGTGCGCGCGCCGGGCGGCTCACGCTGGCGAGCCGGCCTCCAGTTCGGCCGGGAGCCGGTGGACCTGGGCGAAGCGGAGATCGAGGCCGCGGCAAAAGCCAAGGGCCTCACGCCCGAGGCCCTGGTCGAGATGCTGCGCTCCGACAGCTCGCTCTCCCTCACGCCCCACCGCCGACCCATTTCCCAGCCCGAGGCCACTCCCGAGGCCTGAGCACGGGCACCAGCCCCCACCTGCCATGGTCCCACGATGCCACCCCTTGGCATCCCCGGCCGGGACGGTTCGCCGCCCCGGTCCTCTTCCGATCCCGAGGAGATCCCCATGGCCGCCCCCTTCGCCACGCTCGACCAGTTGGCCGCCCGGCATCCGGCGGAACTGACGCTGCTCGCGGCGGACGAGACCACCGGCCTGCGGGATGATGGTCGCGTGGATGCGGCCTTGCGCGATGCCTCGGTGGAGGTACGCAGCATCCTCCAGGCCCGCTACACGCCCGCCGATCTTGGCGCCGTGGACGAAGGCTCGGCCGAGATCCTCGCGGTCTACACCATGGACATCGCACTCTATCGGGTGGCGCTGTCCTTCGCCCGCTCCAGCGACCGGCTGAAGGAGGGCTATGAGAATGCGGTGAAGCGCCTGGAGGCCATCGCCTCCGGCAAGGGCGCGCTCGCCATCCTCCCCGGCACCGCCGTGCCCGCGCCCACGGATGCGGACGCGGCCGGCGAGATCGGGCCCAACGGCGTCGTCATCGACGTGCCGCCGCGCATCTTCTCCCGCGCCAGTTTCGGGGGCCGGTCATGAGCGCCGGCATTTCCCTCACCGTGGATGCCGCCGACTTCGGCCCGGTGGTCGCCAAGCTCATGGCGCTGGCCCGCTTCGACGGCACCGAGCTCATGTCGATGATCGGCGCCATGGGCGAGAGCCAGACCCGGCGGCGGATCGAGAGCGAGAAGACCGCGCCCGATGGAACACCCTGGGCGCCCAATCATAACGGCAGCTCGATCCTGCTGGAGACCGGCCAGCACCTGCTGGGCTCGGTGGCCTGGACCTCGTCGTCCGATGAGGCCGAGTGGGGCGCCTCCTGGCAATATGCCCATGTCCACCAGGATGGCGCGGTCATCAAGCCCAAGACGGCCAAGGCGCTGGCCTTCATGGCCGGCGGCAACCTGATGCTGGCCAAACAGGTCACGGTCCCGGCGCGGCCCTTCATCGGCCTGTCGGACGACAATCGCACCGAGATCCTTGACCTGGTGACCGACCTTTTCGGCGGGCTGCTGGCATGATCGCGCCCGCTCCCATCGCACCCTTGCCTCTGGCCGATCTCATCGCAGCCGATCCGGTCCAGGCGCTTAAGGCGGCCGTCGTGGCCCGCGTGGGCGTACTGATGCCCGGCGTCAGGGTGGTGTCCCATCCCGGCAAGATCGACATTGCCGACGTGGTCGCAAAATCCGTGGTGGCCGCCCCCGGCATCGCCATCGGCTGGTCGCGCATCCGCGCCCGGCGGCTGCTGGACGGCGGCTATGGGCTGGCGGTGGAGTTCGCCGCTTACGTGGTGACCGAGGATGCGGTCATCGCCGGCCGGCGCGTCGAGCGCGAGACGCTGGGCCTGGCCATCGGCCACCGGCTGCTCGCGCTCCTGGAGGATGCGGACGCGCAGACCTGGGGCGCCGTTGGAGGGCTCGGCTTGGTGCTGCCGCCGGAGGCCGATCCCGCGCCGGAGCTGAAGCCCATGTTCACCGTGCGCGATGCGGCGGCGGGCGCGGCTTATTACGCCGTCACCTGGACGCAGGTGGTGGCGGATCTTGGCCGCAGCCTGTTCGCCTCCGACCGGCCCGCCGTCACCGAGCTGGACGGCACCGGCACGGCGCCCTTCGCGGACGTGCAGTTCCCCGACCAGATCCCGCCCGAGGTTCTGGCGCTGCTGGCCCAGGAGAGCGCCGATGGCGCTGCTTGAGCAGGAGATCCGGCGCCTGCACCGGAAGATCAACCAGACCGAGCGCCGCCTCGCCAGCACCAAGCTCAAGGGCGAGGCCGCCGAGGTGGACGCCGACCGGCGCCGCTGCCGGGTGAAGATCGGCGCCACGGCCGCGGGCAAGCCGGTGCTCTCGCCCTGGATCGCCTGGCGCGAACCGGCGAACGGGTTTCTGGCCACCCACACGCCTATGCGGGTGGGCGATCTGGTCACGGTGGAAAGCCCGTCCGGCACTTTGGGCTCGGCCTCCATTGCCGTGCGCGATGCCTATTCCGGCGCGCAGCCGGCGCCCTCGGCCGCCGCGGATGCGGTGGTGGAGAAAGTGGGCGCTTTGGTCATCGCGCGCACGGACGGTGCGGTGGAGATCGCCAGCGGCGGCGTCAGCGTCCGGATCGACGGCGCCGGCCTCACCGTCACCGGCGGCGACGTCTCCCACAACGGCAAGTCCATCGGCGCCGAGCACAAGCACGGCAAGGTGATGGGCGGCGACAGCACTTCCGGTCCCCCCGTCTGAGGCTCCCCATGACACCCGACCTCCCCAAGCTCCCCTTCATCGTCACCGACGCCGCCGGCCCCAAGGTGGCGGGGGGCGCGGTGAAGCCCGGCGACACCATCCACCTCACCGAGTTCGAGGCCCGCAGCGAGCTGCTGGCGGGCGTGATCCGCTCTGCCGCCGACCCCGAGGCGGTGGCCGAGGTGCCGGCGGTCGACACCGCGACCACGGCCGAAACACCGGCGGACGACGGCGCTTCCGGCAAGCCCGCTCGCCGCCGCTGAAACCGGCTTACAAAAGGAGCTTGAACCCATGGCGCAGGCGGTGCGCTATCGCACGGGACTGGACCGCCGCACCGGGCAGGTGCTGACCGGCTGGGCGCATGTCCAGCAGTCCCTGGCGGTGATCTGGACCACCCGCTTCCGCGAGCGGGTGATGCGCCTGGCCGTGGGCTCCGAGCTGCGCTCCTGGCTGGCCGAGGATCTGAGCCCCGCCACCGCGCTCGGCATCTATGCGGACCTGGTGGTGGCCGCCCACACCTTCGAGCCGGAATACCGGCTCACCGAGCTGCAGTTCGTCAATGCCGGCCGCGCGGGCAGCCTGGCCTTGCGCCATTCCGGGACCTATTACCCGGAAGGCCGGTTCGGCGATTACGGCAAGGCCATCCCCATCGGCTATGGCGCGCCCATCGTGCTCGCCCAGCAGATCGCGCGGCGGATCGCATGACCCAGGTCATCGACCTCTCGCGCCTGCCGGCGCCGGACGCCATCGAGCCGCTCGACTACGAGACGCTGCAGGCGGCCTTCGTCGCCCGCTTCGAGGCAGCCTGGGAGGCGGCCCGGCTGATCGATCCCAGCTTGCCCGCCTGGGACGTGGGGGCGCTGGAGACCGATCCGGCGGTGATCGCCTCGCAGGCCTGGTCCTATCTGCGGCTGCTGGATCGGGCGCGGGTGAATGATGCGGTGCGCGCCGTCCTGGCACCGCTCGCCAAGGGCACCGACCTCGACAGCGTGGTGGCGCGTATCGGCGTCCAGCGCCTCATCCTCACGCCCGCCACCGACACCAATGCGGCGGTGATGGAGAGCGATGAGCGCCTGCTGCTGCGCTATTTGCTCGCCTTCACCCGGCCCGCCGCCGGCAGCGCCGAGCGCTATCTGTTCGAGGCCTACACCGCCTGGCCGCAACTGCTGCATGCGGCGGTGATCGGCCGGGCGATCCATGGCCGGCGGGGCGATACGGACATCGTCATCGCCGGCCCCGGCGGGCGCGATGCGACGGACGCGGAGACGGCGGTGGTGCGCGCCGCGGTCACCGCTCCCTCGGTGAAGCCGGAGGCCACATCGGTCTCGGTCCTGCGGGCTACGCGCCGGACTTATGCGGTGCGCGGGCGCCTGGTGGTGCCGGCAGGGCCGGATGCGGAGACGGTGCGGTTGGAGGCGGTGGCGCGCATCACGGCGGCGGCGGCCGAGCGCATGCGCATCGGCGCCGAGGTGCCCAGCGTCTTCCTGAGCGGGCGGGCCTATGGGCTCTCGATCCAGCGGGTGGATCTCACCGAGCCGGCGGCGGACATTCCCGCTGCGCCTTATGTAATCCCGGTCCTGGGCGAGGTGGCGCTCACCGCGGAGGTGGCGCCATGAGCACCGCCGCCGACCTCCTGCCGGACAATGCCCGCCCGTTCGAGCAGGCGCTGGCCCAGGCCATGACCGACACCTTGCCGGTGCCGGTGGGCGAGACGCTGAACCCCGCCTCGGCGCCGCTGCGCTTCCTGCCCTGGCTGGCTGTCCATGACGGCGTGCGCCTGTGGTTCTCCGACTGGCCCGAGGCGCGCCGCCGGCAGGTGATCGCCGAGGCGCCCCGTGCCGCCTGGCTGGTGGGCACGCGACCGGGCGCGGTGACCTTCCTCGGCTATGTGGACGGCGAACTGGTCGATGCGGTGGCCTATCCCGCCCGCTTCGTCATGAACCGGGCGCGCATCGGCCGCGCGCCCATCGGCCATCCGCCCTGGCTCGCCCGCTATCTGGTGAGGGTGCGCACCACAAGGCCGCCCCGTGCCCTGGTCGCCGGCCGCACGGTGCTGGGCCGCGCCCGCCTCAAGACGCCGAGCCGCGAGCCCCGCCGCCGCTGCCTTGCGGCGCTCGTCGCCGCCAAGGCGCCGGAGACCGAGTACCGGGTGGATTTCGGCCACGCCCGCGAACTGATGCTCGCCGATGGCCCGCCGCTCGACGGCACATTTTCCCTCGGCGCCTACGTGGCGCGCCGCAAGCTCTGAAGGCTCCCCCATGACCAAGATCGTCAGCTTCACCCAGGCGGAAGTGGCCGAGCCGGAGGACTTCGGCAACATCTCGCTGTTTGCCCGCGAGGGCGACGGCCACATCGTCGGCGGCGCCATCGACTATGCCCACCATTGGGCCGACTTCAGCATCTCCCAGCCGTCCTCCATCGAGATCCGCCTCAACCCCGGCCGCCTGTTCGTGGGCGCCTTGGTCTATGCGGCGGACGAGGCCATCGACATCAATCTCCAGGTCCACCTGCCTTTGGTCACCGGCGACCGGCGTTATGTGGCCCTGCTGCTGCGCGGGGCGACGCAGACCGTCACCGCCCAGCGCATGATCGAGACCGACGCGGAGACCGGCGAGACCGTGGAACAGGCGGTGCCGAAGGTGGAGCGCCGCACGGTGGAGGTGGTGATCCAGCAGGGCCTGCCGTCGCCGACGCCGCTCAAGCCCTCCGTGGCGGCCGACCAGTGCTGCCTTGCCTTCGTCGAGCTGGCGCCCACCGGCATCGTCGCTGTGGAGCTGGACCACGGCTCCCGCCTCAAGAGCCTCGCCGAGGTGGAAGGGCGCCTCACCCTGCTGGAGGGCGAGGTGGCCAACACCGTCCGCCGCACCACCACGCTGGAGACGGACGTCGCCAACATCGCTTCGCGCCTCACCGACATCCCCCATCCCACCATCATCCGCCAGTTGAAGCGGGATGTGGCCCATGTGCGCCGCCAGATCGCCATGCCGGACGAGGCGCGGGCCTATTGGTATGACGCCGGCCTCGTATCCGACGCCTGGGACAAGGCCCATGCCACCTGGCTGGCGCGGGTGCGCGAGGGCATCCGTTTCCCATGGGCGGCGGAACGCGACAGCCAGCTCGCCTTGCTGGATGCCGGCTCCTCCGCCCTGCGCATGTCCGGCACGCTGCTGCTGCCGGCCTGGGAGGAGGCGGTGCGGATCGAGGTGGCCGGCGACGGCGGCTCCACCAACATCTCCCAGCTCACCCACACGGTGACCACAGCGGTGCGCCGGGAGATCGCGCGCCAGGTGATCGAGTATGGCGAGACCGTCACCGTCTGCGAGAACCAGGCGGAATGGGCCAACAGCGCCGGCCACAGCGTCGGTGAGCTGTTCACCGCCAATGGCGAGACGTTCGAGGTGGTCACCATCCTCAACGGCCTGGAATGGGCGGGGCATGTGATCCGCGCCGTGCGCCGGATCGTCACCCGCACCGTCAACGAGACCTATTGGGACTATGTGACCGAGAGCTATGGGGTGAACGGCTCCATCTACGGCCAGACGTGGCTCTGTGCCCAGCCCATGATCCTTACCTCCATCGACCTGTCTTTTACCCGCGTCGGCTCCTCCGGCGATGTGCATCTGTTCGTCTGCGCCTGCGACGAGACCGGCCAGCCGCGCCTCGACCAGGTGATCGCCACCGCCACGCTGGCCGCCTCCAGCCTCGCCACGGGCTGGGTGACGTTCAATCTGCGCCCGAGCCTGCTGGAGAGCGGCAAGCGCTATGCCTGGGCAACGGTCACCACCGGCAATCATGCGCTGGAGACCGTCTCCGGCAACAGATACGCCCAGGGCAGCCGCTTCACCTGCACCGATGGCGCCTGGAGCCAGGTCTCCACCGAGGTGGACTTCGCCATGCGCATCAAGGCGGCGACCTTCGCCGCCCCGCGCACGGTGGTGGAGTTCGCGCCGCTGACGCTGGAGAACGGCATGACCGAGCTGCGCCTGCTCCACGGCGGCTGGGCGCCCGGCGGCACGGCGCTGACCTGGGAGATCAAGCCCAGCAGCGCCACCACCTGGCAGCCGCTGACCCTCAGCGCGGCCGAGGGCTCCGATGCGCTGGCGGGCCTGCCGGCGCTGGTGCAGCTGCGCGCGGTGTTCGTCGGCACCACCGATCTTCAGCCCGCCCTCGTGCTCGATGCCAAGGCCCGCGGCATGACCTTCCGCCCGCGCGGCGACATGGTGGCGGTGTCCAAGGTCCAGGCATTCGGGCTCGCCACCTCCACCGTCCAGCTTGAGGTGGTGCTCGATGCCTTCG